TGATTAATCATTCTCAACGATTATACTCAAGAGCATTTCCAGGAGCAAAATGGAGAGAGCAAGAAAAAGAGTGGAGATTCCCGTCAGGAGCAAAGATAGAGTTCGGGTACGCAGAGAACATGACAGATGTTTTACGTTACCAAGGGCAATCATACACATGGATAGGAATAGACGAACTTCCACAATATCCTTCGCCAGATATATATAATTTTCTAAGATCGTCACTTAGATCAGTTGATCCGAATATACCAGTATACATGAGGGCTACAGGTAACCCAGGTAATGTTGGATCACAATGGGTTAAAGAGATGTTTGTAGATCCTATAGATCCAAACACAGCTTTTAACATAGAGATTTCTACACCCACAGGTATAAAATATATAACAAGAAAATTTATACCAGCTAAGTTACAAGATAATCCGTACCTTATGCAAACAGATGATTACTACGCAATGTTATCATCTTTACCAGAAGTACAAAGAAAACAATTTTTAGATGGAAATTGGGATGCATTTTCAAATGCAGCATTTCCAGAATTTAACAGGGAGATTCATGTTGTTGAACCTTTTGAAGTACCTAAAGGCTGGCAGCGTTTTCGTGCTGCAGATTGGGGCTACAGTTCTCCTGCTTGTTGTCTTTGGTTTGCTATTGACTACGATAATAATTTATGGGCTTATAGAGAATTATATACCCAAAAGATTACAGCGGATGTATTTGCACGAAAAGTCCTTGAGCTAGAGAACGGAGAATATATACGTTACGGGGTCTTAGACGCTAGTACATGGGCAAAGAGAGGAGATGTGGGTCCAAGCATTGCAGAAACGATGATTCAAACAGGATGTCGTTGGAGACCTTCAGATAGAACTCCTAAAAGCAGAATTAGTGGAAAGTTAGAAATCCACAAAAGATTAAAATTAGTTGACGAAAAGAAGAAAGAACCAGGTCTTAGAATATTTTCTAATTGTAGAAACCTACTCAGAACTTTTCCAACACTTCCATTAGATGATAATAATCCAGAGGATATTAATACACATGTGGAAGATCACGCATATGACGCATTAAGATATGGCTGCATGAGTAGACCAACACATACTAGTTATGCAGAAAGATTTAATAGGACTCCTAGAGTACAATTTACTCCCTCAGATAGAATATTTGGTTATTAATTAATATATAGAAAGGGATAAATGAAAAAAAATAAACTACCTATTATAGATAAAAAAAATTTTCCTTATGACTTAGCAATGGTATATTGGGAAGATATTGTTGGAGATGTATCTTGGGCTGATATCCCTGATATTAAAAAATCTAAAACAGCAGTATGTTGTAGTGTAGGATGGGTAGTACACAATAATAAAACAACTGTTGTTATGGCTGATTTTATTTTTGAAGACAATGGTAAAATAAAACAAGGTGGTGGGTATACAACTATCCCTACAAAAAATGTACTATCAATTAAGAAGATAAAAATATAGGAGACTATAATGGCAAGAAAAAAGAAAACAAGAACTGTATCAGATGTTATAGAAGATATCAGAGAGTTACATGAAAAGGAAGAAGACTTATTAATGGAACTTGAAGATTTATCTGAAGAGTCTGATATTGATGATGAAGGAGATGAATAATGGAAACTAAATTCGACCCAAGAACTAAAATAAAACAAGGTGATCTTGGTACAGCACCTGATGGCAAACAGCCTAATCAGGAATCTAAGAATATAGACTTTAATAAACATGCACCTAGAAAAGGTGAATCTGAAACTGCTTTAAAAAATATTGATTATGCTACTAAATCAGGTAAAGAGCATGTACAAGATTCTGTATTTAAATTAGCTGACCAAAAGGATTATTAATGACTAGCTTTATAAAAAAGAAAACATCTGATAAAAAGTTTTATGGTTATACAGGACCTGTAAAACCAGAAACAAAATCTAAGTATATTCAAAAAAAATCTGATAAAAAATTTGAAAATAATACTTCTTATGGCTATTCAGGAAAACCAAAAGAAGTTAAGAAAGAATCTACTTGGATTAAAAAAAAGAAAAAATAAAAACTAGGAGACACAATGGACATAAATAAAAGATACAAGCATGGTGAACTTTCACCTGATGTTGCTAAAACTAAAAATGAAAAATTAGCAATTGATCCTAACGCTAAAATTAAACAAGGAACTTTAGGACCAGATCATGCATTAGGAAAAAAAGAAAAAGTTGACCCATCTATTTTTAGAATGGCTGAAGAAAGAGATTATTAATTATGGCTTTAGATACTAAAGGTAAACAATATAATAACGAACATCCTAAATTTAATTTGTTTGACAAGTATAAATCTAAAAAAGCAGATGTAATGAAAGTAGCCGATATATCTCAAAAGGATATTGACTTATCTAAAGCTAAAGGTTTTTCTACAGTTGATTTAGAGACTGCAAAAATGTTAAGTGGTAATCCTACTTTAACACAAAATGAATTAACACAGTTAAAAGAAACAGCTAAAAATAAAGAAAATATAGAGCCTACAGGAAAATTTAAAAAAGATTAATTAAATGGATACAAAAGACGAAAACTTAGATCCATTTGTTGGATTTGTAAGAGAACGATTTCAACAAGCGGAAACAGCTAGACTCTATGATGAGAAGAGATGGCTTAAAGCTTATAGAAATTATAGAGGATTATACGGACCAGAAATGGCATTTCGTGATAATGAAAAATCTAAAGTTTTTGTTAAGATAACTAAAACAAAAGTACTTGCCGCTTTTGGACAAATTATTGAAGTATTATTTTCTAGTGGTAAATTTCCAATTGGTGTAACACCTACAACAGTTCCTGAAGGAATTGATGAGTATGCACATATTACAAAAGTAGGACAACCACAACAAGCTAATGGTCAAGCTCAACCTAATGGACAGGATATGGAAAGTCCATATGGTTTTGCTGGAGATGGTGGTGAATTACCTAAAGGTGCTACTGCTGAATCTTTAATGAAAGACTTAGCACAGCAATATAAAAATTTAGGTTTTGAAGAAGGACCTTCACCTGATAATAAATCAATGCCACAAGTAGAACCTGCAGATATGGCAGCAGGTAAAATGCAAAAATTAATTCATGATCAATTAGAAGAAAGTGAGGCAATTACAACTTTAAGACATGTATTTTTTGAAATGTGTTTATTAGGTACTGGTATTTTAAAAGGACCTTTTACATCTGAAAAAACACAATACTCATATGCTTCAGATCAAGAAACAGGTGCACTAGCATCTATGCAAAAATCTAAAGTAGTGCCTTCAATAGAAGCAGTATCATGTTGGGATTTTTACTCAGATCCAAATGCAACTAGTATAAATGATGCTGAATATGTTATTCAAAGACATTCATTAAACAAAGAACAGTTTGCAGCATTAGCTAAAAAACCTTTATTTAAACATGAGCCAATTAGGGAATGTTTAGAGATGGGACCTAACTATCAAACAAGAGGATATGAATCTTCTTTATATGATAGAGAAAATGTACAAACACTTTATAAAAATAGATTTGAAGTTTTAGAATATTGGGGATTAGTATCTAAACAAATAGCAAAAGAATTAGATTTAGAAGTTGATGATGAGTTAGACGTTATATCTGTTAATGTATGGATATGTGGTGGTAAAGTTTTAAGATGTGTAGAAAATCCATTTACACCAAAGAGAATACCTTATATGGTATGTCCTTATGAATTAAATCCTTATCAATTTTTTGGAGTAGGTATACCAGAAAATATGCAAGACTCACAACAAGTTATGAATGGTCACGCAAGAATGGCAATTGATAACTTAGCATTATCAGGTAATTTAATATTTGATGTTGATGAAACTATGTTAGTACCAGGTCAAGATATGAAAGTATTTCCTGGTAAAATATTTAGAAGACAAAGTGGTCAACCAGGAGCAGCAATTCATGGTGTTAAGTTTCCAAATACATCACAAGAGAATTTAATGATGTTTGATCGGTTTAGACAATTAGCCGATGAAGCAACAGGTATTCCTTCGTACTCACATGGTACAACAGGAGTACAATCAACTACTAGAACAGCAGCGGGTATGTCTATGCTCATGGGTGCTGCAGCTCTAAGTATAAAAACAGTTATCAAAAATATTGATGACTATTTGTTAAAGCCCCTAGGACAATCTTTATTTCATTGGAATATGCAATTTAATATTGATAGACCAT